ATCTGTATTGTTACAAGATTACCGATCTTAATATACGATCCAGTTGCTGGTGTACCAGTAAAAGCAAGATCAGTACCAGCCCATACTGGATTGTAGGGATGAATTATGGTCGTAAGACCTTCAGTGTCTCCAAAAGCAGGATGAGTAAAACGTGCCATTATATAGCAGTCTCCAAACCAGTTTGAATAATTGCTGCAGACATACTAGATGCTGATGCAATTGCGTACAGAGCGTCCATCGCTGGTAATTCAAAAGATATTGAATGGTTTGGAAGAATTCTAAACCCATAGTTTGTTGATGATACTGTTTCATCTCCACCAAGGTAGATATATCCAGCAGTATTAACATTCTGAATAGTTATGTCCATACCAGAATGTGATCCAAGTGGGGTTAGTCTGGCAGGAGTTGAGTTGCTAATTGCTTTGAGTTCATGCTGTGTCATGATGCAATTATATCATTATTTAGGTAGTTCTTCATTCTGTCCCCTGGCTATGGCTGCACAAATCTTAAAGGCTTTTTCAGTCCTGCGAGACTTAGCAAGGCCCATACGTTTCCAAATTGGCAGGGTAGCCTCAATGTCCTGAGCAATCTGCTCTCTAATTTCCTTAACTGTTAGGATAATCAGTTCCATAACATCAGCCTTTTGTTCTTCTGTCAACTCATCTATTGTAGATTTTGTTTCAGTAATAAACTGATCACTCATTTGATTCTCCATTTGTTTCTTCTATCTCTCTAATAATATCGTTAATAGTTTTTTCAGGCATAGGGAATTCTTTATCAAAATCCTTCTCGTTCATATAACACCCCCATTAAATCTGAAAACATTGGCTCTGGCATATCGTGAAAATAGTAATTTCCATTATCTTTGATTGTCCATCCACGCCAGCCATCTGGATCACACCACATTGTTGTTGCAACTTTCATAGATTCTGGATCATTCATTATTCGTCTTAGTGAATTGTATAAATCAACTTCGGCAAAAATAGCAAAACGAAGATTTTCCCACTTAAAATAGCACCTATTGTTTTTAATCCCGTTAAGGGATTAATATATTCTTTGTGTGCAGGGAAAGCAAAGTTTGAATAAAAAAATCTTTTGCCAGAAGTTACTGGTTTAACACCATGAGAGTATTCTTCTTGTGCGCCGTGAATAATTAAAGACCCAGGCTTAGGCTTAAATTCAATACCTCTGTTGGGATAATATAACTCTCCACCTTCCCAATCACCAAAATAAACAAGAATTCCATAATCAATAAAGGTGGAAATTCCAACATCATTTAATCCATCTTCATAATTTTCTTCATTACGATCTTTATGAACATACATTCCTTCACCTACTGGAGTTCTTGTAAGAACTGCAACAGGAGGAACTAGGTATTCTGGTTCCAAAAATTTATTTATTTTGTTACAAATCTTATAAATTTCTTGTTTGTTTTGACTAGCCTTTCCTGTCCAAAATTTGTTTGGATTTATATGACGCATCCATTCTTCTTCAGAAATAGAAAGTGCCAAATCAAAAAATTCTTTATGTTCTTCTTTAGATAAAAAATTTTCCCAAATGTAAATTTCTTCATCTATTTTTATAAAATTAGGGTTATCTTTAAACATTTAAACCTCCACTTATAACCTGATACTTTCCTTGATCAAATCCATAAAAAAGTCTGGCTTCTGTCCAAGGTATTACTTTTGGATCAACCCACCAATCTTCTTCAAGATTACTGATAAGCATGTAATACCCCAAAGATGTAAGAATTTCTCTTTGTGCATCTCTAGTAGCAATATTTAAATAATTTGCTGCCTCATGTTCATAATGAATTATAGAAAATCTGTATGTAGTTAATGGTAAACTTATTAAACTTAATAAAGTGTTGTTAGTTTCTCTTTCTCCAGTATATTTAAAATTTCCATATCTTGTCTATTCCATGCATAAGTTTCAGTTAATTTTTGCATTTATTTTCTACCATATTCTGTTACTCCGTCTTTATGCATAGTAAGAATACATGATCCTCTAGGAGATGATAAAGTTTTAACATGATGGGTTGTATGTTTTCTAGTGAAAATAATATCTCCAGGCTCTATAACATATTCACATTCAATTTGATCTGGGTCATCACTCCATATTTCCCAATGAGAAGTGCCAATGCATCCCCAATGCAAAGTATCTTGTTGATCATAATGTTTTGTAATTCCTGTTCTAGTAGGAATCTCGCCGTCTTTGAACTCTGAAAGTATAAAACTTACGCCAACACTATCTATTTCATCTCCGTAAATTTGTTTTACCTTTTTCCTTAAATCTTGTATCCCTAAGAAACTAGAAAGATCATCTACTTGTGGGTCAGCATGGAGAATATATAACCCTTCAGTATCACATCTATAATTGCCTTTTATTTTAGAAAACTCTACATAATCAGTAAATGCTTTAAGTTCTGGAAGGGGATGAAATACGTTTTTAAAAAGATAATGATTAATGCTTTCATTAGATTTTATTTGTTCAAACTCTTTTAAAAAATCATTCATCTCTATATATTCCTATACAGTCATTTTTACAATTTGAATAGCATCATTGTAAATGCCCTCTACCCACTCATAAAATGGACTGTCTTTTTCTATTTTATTTACCTCAAGAATTTGCTGCCTTCTTATTTCTAATTGAGACAAAACACGATCAATACGATTTTCTTCAGATGGTACGATCTTCATTGGGCTAACGGATTTAATCAAATCATTTGTTTGATTAAAAATATCTTTTTCTAGCATAACAATCCTTTCGTTTATGTTTAAAACATGTTACATTTTTTGTGTAGTTCACATACATATCATAGCACTATCTGTTCAATTAGTCAAATTAAATTACGCTTTTTGAGTTTCATTAATTATTCTTGTCAGCGAATTGTATAAATCAACTTCGGCGAAAATTTCATGTCGCAAAATATCCCATTTAAATAAGATACGTACAAGTTTGTCAATCATTGTTGTCGTTTCGGTGAGCACCGTGATTAAACATAAGTACGAGTGCGAGTAGTGCTAAGTAAATTAAAAAGTATTTCATGTATTCAGTATACTACAAGATGGTTGGTTTGTAAAGTTCGGCGAAAAATAGAAATATAAACCATCCTATGAGTCTACGACTCAATTTGGTTAGTATCTATTATACGACGGTATATTCAAGTTCATTGATTGTGCACCAGTGTTCTGCTTGCTCTTTAGAATTAAAAGAGGTACGAACATTGCCATCTTCAAAAACTTGCCAGAATTTTTCGTCCTCACTAAGAGCGACGGTAAAAGGTGTAGTAGGTTTAGTAGCCATGCTTCTATTATACTACAAAGATAAAATACTTGCAGCCTTTTTTAAATTGCATATGGCATGTGCTGGTTTAACATTTTCTAAAGTGTCTACTCCACCTTTAGCCAATGGGACTAAATGATCTATATGCAAACCATTCTCCCAACCCTCTATGCCAGTTTTGCGGGGAGCCAAAAAGTCAATCTGTTCATTACATAAATAACAATTGCCTCCATACATAGCAATAACCTGTAATTCATTATAGGGTTTAGTTATTTTTGCCCTACGTTTTCTACTTTTAGATCTTTCTCTGGCTCTAACTTTATCTAGATTAGCAGCACGATACTTTGCTGTATGGTGCTTACGATTATTCTTAGCATATCTTGCTCTATTATATGCACTTGATGCAGCCAAACAATCAGAGCAGGGATTAGTATTGTGGTTATGATGTTTACGATATCCAGCATAAGTTCCACAATTGGAATACATTTATTCTGTAAACTCTTCTACTGGTACTCTCCAACCAGAAATGTACGTATCGTAATACTTATCTGTCATAAACTCACTTGCCTTGATATGACCATAAACCTCAACTTGAGAGTAATATTCAGTATCAAGAACCTTTGCTCCAAAAATATAATTGTCCTGATCTTTTTTCCAGAAGGGTATTGAGGTTTGGGTCCTAATAGATCTAACCTCTATATTCTTAGATAAATCAGCCAAACCTTTTCTCATGGGATGGAGATGATTGGGATACCAAGGAACATTCCAGGATACGTTGTATTGTTTGGCTACAGCCCATTCACAGACATTGGCTCTTACATTGGCCAATAGTTCATGTTCTAGTAGTCCATCAGCCTTACCTTTAGCATAGTTTGGCCTATCCTCTGAGCCAAATTTGGTAAGCCATCTTTCCATGCCAAGCATGGTACATACACGAACTTCTTCAGGGGATAAGGTTACAATCATCCATTCAGTATAGCCAATTTTGGGCGGGAAGTCAAGAAGTAATCAATATCCCTAGTAGTCCTAATAGAATAAGACCACCTATAAGGATAAGGAGATATTTAAAGTTCTTATCTGCTTTTTCTTTATTCATCCTACATGCATCCAAGTAAAGTGATCTTTGCAGACATCTATGATATTTCCTGTCTGGCTATCAGGCTGAGTAAATACAGCATCTTTGTTACATTTGCTACATATTGGTTTCATGGTTTATCTATTCTAGCATAAAAACTGTACCGTTTTTTAAATAAGGATATATAATAATCCAATGCATCTACACAGATTTAATACCCATATATCTGATACTAAGATAGTCCACTTTTGCCAAATGTGTGGATGGGAAAAGATAGAAATACCAGAGACAGTGTGAGGTTTTGTTAGGTTTGGATATAAACCTCACATAGGCTTGTAAGGTTTTAGGACAATTTTGAAACGGTATCTGGCAAAAGACACAACCATATCAGTAGACATCCTACCCCTATAGATATATATCCCCCATATGTATTGATCATCCCTATAGGAATATATACGGTTCATTTATATGATACTTCCACAGGAAATTTATATTGTGTTTTATTTATAGGTGCTGCAGATACTCTTCTACCACCAACACGTAGTGTGGTTTTAGATTTTATCTTGCCTCTTTTTCTACCCTTGACTTTACCTTTAGACTCTTTTCTTGGTTTAAAGTCATGTACAAAAATGTTATGTTCATCTTTCATATAACCATTATATAGAGTTTATAAGGTTTGTCAAGCAAAGTTATCCACAGGTAAAACGATAAATTGGATAGCCTAAATTAGTGTTTTGGACATAGTTATCCACAGGTTTATCCACAATTAAATCTTACTGATATTTTTATGATCTGTTCTAGAAGTGGAGTATTGTGGAGGATAGTGGAGGATGGAGCATTTTCTATAGAGGGCGTCGTAAAACCCCATATCTTCAAACCTCCATATCCTCATATTGCCCATATACCACATATCCCCATATCTGTCAAATCCCCATATCCAAATTTGGGCAGTATACCCCATATCCACCTATTTGTCAACTCTTTTTGGTACAAAAAAATATGACAAAAATGTGGAAATTTCTGCCAATATCGTAATAAATTATTTAAAATGTTTTAAAAAATATCCAAAACCAAGGAAAAATTGTTTGTTTATATATAGGGGTTTTATAGGTAGATATGGGTATTCTTTTATATCCCGCCAAGTTTCAGGGATTTTTTTTGCGCCGTCGTAATCTTATTTTTTCTAAAACCCGCCCGAAAAATCGGCGGGGATCTGAAGAAGTATCTTTTTTATCAGTATGCATAGTATGAGGACTACCTACAAAATAAGGTCCTCCATATTTGGAGAAATGATTTCTTGGAGACATATCTTTATTATACACCTATTTGACAAATAAATCAAGACATGGTAGAATCTGGAAAATTTTTTATCCCTCGTAATATGGGATTTTTAAATGATCTTCGTAATACCCTGGTTTGAAAAATGTCTCGGGGCATTACAGATAGTACTATTACTCTACCTTGCCTGCTTCAAAGAACATTTCATCTAATGACTCATAGTCTTGTTCTTCAATGTCCAGGGCAGCAATAAGAAGATCAAATGTCTCACCTATATAAACCTCTGCCCGTGGAGTTGAGTCAACAAGACCTTCGTCAATAAAGGATGCAAGCGGTAAACCAATGTCGTTATATTCTATGAAGTCTTCAAAATCTTGATCATGTCTATAGTTAGACCATAACTGATTTAAGATCTCACATTTCTTTTTAAAGTCCAATCTTGTGCATCCTCTCCATGTACTCTTTGTTTTGGTGCATTTGCTTTTCATGCTCTGCAGCATGAGCAATCTCTTGGAATCTATTATACATTAGAGGTGGCATAGTGCGATACACATAATACCCCACCATATCTAAATCAAGATGTAAATCTGATAACATTTTGCACATCGCTACAGCAATCTTCTCTCCTGCTGTTATATGTTTTGGCATATCATCTCCTCATGTCATTGTATCAAAAAGAAAGGGGGGAGGCAAGTCCACCACAAACTGCCTCCCCGTGGTAGCGTGACCCTACGCTACTGTGTCGCAACTAAACTGTGATAACTAATAAACTGTTCAAATGTATGGCTGCCCGTCTCATCTTCTACAGTCTTATTAACTAAATCTATTACAATGTCTGGATGGTCTCCTCCATACATACCGTGCTCATTGCTGGCCCAGAGACCAAAGCCTGTCTCTTCTCCCCATTGGTCCCCAATCAATTGAGACACAATGATACGTGCAGCATATGATGAGTCATTCCACCTTGGCTCTGCAGCCTTCAGTGCACGTGCCAGGGATACAAATCTGTCATACCCACCCCAGTGGCTGTATAAATTTAAAGATAGGTCCTGGTCTTGTCTGATACTAAATACAATACGGTCGCCCATTATTCTGTTACCTCTTCAACTTCTAGTAGTTCTAACGGATACCAATCAATGGCATAGTTTTCAACATCGCCAGTTAGTTCAATCTGTTCTACTTGGCGTTCTGCTTCCATTTCATTTTCTGCTACAATCTCAAACTCATACTGAGTTTCTCTTTGGCAGGTTATTCTATATAGTGGCACTTGCTTCCCTTTCTGCTATGGTGAAACTAATATTATACGTCAAAGCGTATAGATTTGTCAAGGCGTCTAAATACCCCTCTGCGTAGGTGCGCTCCATAGAATCTATGGCATGACCTGTTTCTTCTTCCCGCTTTAAACACAGATCCAACTGCTCCTCTGCGTCCAGCATAAGTGTTTTCAGGTGCCCATGCATAACATCTATGCCACTGCTGCCTGCGTCTATCTGTCTAATTAGATGTGGTTCTAACTCTAGATTAATTGGTTGCATTATATTCCTCTGCTATTTCTAATAGGTGGCGGGTAGCAATAATCTGCCCATTGTTAGAGATATCCTCAATCTCTAAATCCTTATACTCATCATCCTCATAGTTCTCATACTCATCCATACGCTGTTGGAGGTATGCTGAATCTTGTTCTAAACTAATTAGATGTATCTTCATATATTCAATTAGTTGTTGCATATTGCTTGTGCTCCTCACACTCTGCTACTGCTTCCATATCTGATTCTCCCATATAATGACATGAATTGCAAATCTCACCACAATCATTATCACAATACTCCATAGTATTTAGTGCATCACAATCTCTACACTTATTGTCATACTCCTCTACCGTGGTCATTTCACCCTCAGTGAACAAGACCTCGCCACCCCAGCCAGTCTCCTCTTCATAAGATAAGGTTATCTCACATTGTGGATACTGTGTTGCTAGTTTATCTATTGCCTCAACAGGTGGAGACCAAGCGGTATTGAAGCGGTATGCAAGAGAAGTCTCATCCTCTTCCATAAGTTCAGTCTCAGGATACTCTTCTCCGTCTCTAACGGCTACATCCCATTTGGTTCCCCAATTACGAACATTCCAGTCATACCAGTTATCACCCTTGAAGTCAATAATAGAATTATCATGCTTAGGGTCTTTCTGTAGTTGATATGTTTCTATATCAGTAGGCTTGATGATGTTCCAGAAAGCAAATACAGGATTAGAATACATGGTATCTACTAATTCCATTTTTTGTGTTTCCATACTCCATTGGTCATGTTGGCGTTGGAAAGGGGTATTGAGTTGAGACTTGATAGCAGAGATATCCTCTTTACTACCAGTAATCATTAGGCTATTATATGTCCAGTTTGGCATTATTCTCCCCAGTATTGTAGAATGGTATTCATAGTCATATGCAGGTTACAATCACAGTCTCCGCCGTTCATGTTTTCCATAAATTCAAAGTGGTTTAGATTATCCTCATAGATTTCTGTTACCAGTTCATCTATGGTGTATGGTTTGAATGTGGTGTTCATATATTTATTCTACAGGAATATGGGAAAAAAAGCAACTTACCGTAATAGGGTTTAGGGAAAAATATCATGTGATCTTAATCACACCCGCCGAGAAATGTCATCTCGGGATTTTTCTTGCGATCTGTACGGGACTTGAACCCGTGATCTCTACCGTGACAGGGTAGCGAATTAACCAACTATTCTAACAGACCATGTGGAGCAGTTTATACACTTGCTCAGGTGTTGAAATTACTTACGCAATTTCTAAAACGTTTTTCACTACTGTGAGCAAACGATTTTTTTCTGCTGTAATCATTGGGTCAAATCCACTCGCAGCAGCAAGGATAGATTCGTTATTGCCACCACGGGCAGAGCGATACCAATCAAGGCGTTCAGTTAGCGCATTGAAAGCACCCCAAGCAGAGCCAGCAATCATGCCGTTATACTCGCCTGTGTAGATGTCATTGATAACATCAACCTTGTTTTCCCACTTAGTGAAAGCACCCTTTGAATCCTTCTCAGGCTTAGGATACGCAGCAAGAATGATGTTATTGAAATCATTAGCGGTGATTTCTTTGGCAATCATGGCGTGTGCCATCTTGTCAAACTCATCCATGTAAACATTAGCAAGACCAAGAGTCTCACGTGCGATTTGGATTTTACCCTCAGCAGATTGTGTGTGGCGAATCTTGAAAGATTGCTTGACACCGCTACGCTTTTTCTTACCACCAAGAGCAAGATTGAGAGTGTTAGCGCACACAACACGAACAGGTGTTATGCTTGCTTGAATAGCGATTGAGCCATCATGTGATGTGTTGATGAGCAAATAAGTTTTTACCTTATCAGCAACACCGCTAGGGTCTAGCACTGTCTCACGCTCAAGAGCAAGAGAGCCAAATACTACACGCCCACCACGAATTGCGCCAGCCGTTTCCCAACGTCCACCGCCATCTAGGATGTTATCACCAAATGAAAATAGTTCTTCATTTTGTAGTGGAACATAACGCTCACCAACAATTCCCAAAACATCTGTCTGGGATTTATTAGTAGGATTATCACGCACAACATACTGATAGTTTTTATCTGATGTGAGAGTAGATGGAATCTCCAATTCTTCTAATCTAACATTCCATCCGTTTAGATTAGCAGCAGCAAGCATTTCAGCCGTATTTTTTTCTTCTGTGAATACAGTTCCTAAACCATGCCAAGCAGGTTCACGGAATGAAGCAAAAGAAGCAACACCATTTTGTGTTTCTAGTTCATGAGCCATTATTTTTTACCTTTCTTTAGTTGATTTATCCATCTTAGCAGACAGGGGGGACAAAAGTCAAATAGCCTTAGTAGATATGGGGATAAAACGGACATTTCTTAATTGTGATCTTGGTCACGCCCCCCGAGATTTTTGAAGAGGCGGAGCAGTTTAAAGACGTGCTCAGGTCCTTTCTAGATAGCCCCCTATCAGAAATCTACACTGTCAACACTGGATGACAGCCAAGTAATTTTGTCGTCGTTATATGAGACGGTATCAAAATCAATATCATGAATGATATCTTGAACATCTTCATTAGGGCCAACGTTAACAGTAATTGAATACTGTACAGTTACTTCAACCTCAACTTCTTTTGTAAGTTCAAAGCCACATATGTCTGCAATGGCTTCTGCTTGTGCAGTTGAGATATCTTCTGATTCTAATTCACCCATGGTCCACTCATGCATGCCGTCACGCATTGCCTGCAAGGTGCCTGCAGTCGTGTAGTCACGTTGTGTGATTCGTTGAATGTGCTCTTCCAGTTGCTGGATACGTGCATTCTTTTCATTAATCTGAGTTTCCATAAATTCAGTTGTCATTGTGATTGTCTCCATTAGAGGGCTTCCTTTCCTAGTTCATCAAACTCTTTGATAACATCAATCATCTCATCTAATTGAGATTCTGTCAATAGCACATTAGTTGCTAGTGTTGCGGTTAGTGAGGCAATATGAGCAGAATAAGCAAACATCGCTCTTGCGAATTCGTCATCTGTCATTTGGTTTCTATTGTGATAAATAGAACTGGCTAATGTCATGGTTGATTCGTCCATAACTGCGTCTTGTGTTGCGGTCTGTAGGGCTAGGGCTGTGGCTATCATTTTTTCTTCTTTCTTTAGTTGATAATATAATCTTAGCATAGGGTTCTGACATTTTCAAATCCTGGTCTTAATTGATCCCACATAATGAGATGTGATATTGATCACAAAATCTCGGGCGCATTTTTGGAGGGGAGCAGTTTTACATCATGCTCAGGATGAAGGCTCTCAGGGGACTTTCGCAGACTGGGATCTGCCTTGAACGCAGAGAGCAATTTGGCTTTGAGGGGCGGAAGAAATGAACGAAGACCGCCCCCCAATTTTATTAGTAGGTTTTCACCATAGCAAATCTAGTTTGGTTGTTTGCCAATCGCAACATAACCCGTGTTACATTTTTTGTTTGTGGCACAAACTTTTCAATTCGTCCTGTAACGCCTGTCTTGCTTGTTGTGAATAGGTCACCGATTTGGTAAGTGTATCCGCCTAGTGTCATTTGTTTATTCCTTTTCTTGTTGTGGTGTTTGTTATTATTATTCTAGCATTTTTTAGAGGGGGAGTCAAATACCCTCCCCCATAGCAATTTAGAGATAACGAGCAATAGCGTTATAGGTGCTAGTGCTAACTACTTCCTCATCTGTCATCTTGAGAATACGAATAGCGTTCTCAATTTCCTCTACCATTTCACGATACTGCCATTGGTGGATAGTATCAAAATCCTTTTCAGGCTCTTTTGGAAACTCAATAGTTCCAGCAGGTAGTGAGAAAGATACATTTATTTCGCCATTGTAGCGAGTGTGAGCAGATACATCTCCAGCCTTAGAGATAGCAGATAGAGCAAGTTTGCCTACTTCCTTCTGCCACTTCTCAGTTGCCTTCTTGTGCTTTGCTTCGTTTGCTTCTTGACTAGCATAGTTCTTGTTGATTTCTGCTAGTTTAGTTTCTAAAGCCTTGATAACTTTAGTTGTAGCGATTTTCACGCTAATTGCTTTTTGTCGTGCCATTTGCTTATTTCCTTTTCTGTTAGTGGTGTTTAGGGGGTTTTGTGTTGAGCAGTTTTAGTAGTCATGCTCAGGACTTTTAGCGTTAGTTGCTAATTACTTTGCTGTCCAAGTTGTCCAGCGAGTCTGTCCTTCTACATCTAACTTCACACGCACACGGCTTCCGTCAGAGTTTGGAACAATCTCCTTGATAGTGCCTGTCACCTTTGACTTCTGTGAGGTGTATAGGTCGCCTACCTTGTATGTTGCTGTTGATACTGCCATTTTGTTTCTCCTTTGTTGTTGGTTATAGTATTTATTATTTCATTTATTTTTGGCTTTGTCAAGTTATTTCCCCCAATAATCTCATTATTTGAGATTTGTGAGGTAAATCACATTAGTGCCCTAGCCCTGCGAATAGCAGAACAAGGACTAATAAGGCTATTACTAATACTTCCATGCCACCCCTTACTTTTTCTTTGCGCTAAACACTATATCAGATTTATTGGTAATACACAAGCCACACGAAACGCAAGCGGATCCAGCCGTACTAATTAGAGGAATGGCTTTTTTATTCTCAGGACACTTTGCCCCTACCTTACCAATCATCTCTTTCATGTCTGCCTGTCCTATTGCGAAAGTATCCGCAAGGTATGCCAATCTTATGCCGTTATCTTTATTTAGACTAATAGCGTCTTGCTTATTGTCTGCGTCTGTTGAGAAATAGAGAGATAGGTTATCTATACCCTGCAGAATTTTTGCTGCGGAGGGTACACGTGTATAAACCCAGAATTGAATGTCTGTATTATTAAGGATGACACTCTTCCATGCCTGTGTGTAAATATCGTTGAAGAAATCACCGTCCCAGTGGATACGGAATAACAAGGGAGCGTCTTTCTTTTCACAATCTTTTCTAAAATCATTAATCATCTCAGAAATTAATTGTTCCATTGTTTCTTGATTAGCGTCTTTCAATTGTTCCCAGTTAGACATGAGCACATTGCGTACGCCTTTGTATACCTTTTCTAATTTGCCTGCGTAGCATACTTTGGCGCATGTCGCTGTTTGTCCAGGGCATGAGAAATCTTTTCCTGCGGGTAATCCGAAGGTATTCGCAATAGTAGCAGTCTTTCCATTAGGTGAAACTGCATTGGTTACTTTTCTATCTTTGCTTCTGATAAGGGCCATATATATATTATCTCCTATTTTCTATTCTTTGTCAATATTTTTATGCTTAATTTTGCGAGAATATTTTTTCTTATTCTTAATTGGTGAGGCGGCATTAGATCTACGTAAATCCATAAGGATACGTAAGGCTTCTGCTGTCTTTTTTGTGTTCATAAAATAATCTTAGCAGAAATATGGAAAAATATCAAGTCACGTAATTGGGATAAAACGGACATTTCGCCCTCGGGATTTTTTAGTCAAAGAAATATAAATCAAAAACTTCAAAGTCATCACAATGAATGATGTCACGCTCACCAAAATCATTTACGATTTCTAGAGAGTAACCATCATCCAATGAGATAACTTCAACAACATTAACTATTTCATCGTTGACTTCAATTAAATCTTCTGGTTCAAGTTGCCCAATAGTTAATTGATCTACCTTACGATAATCCATAGTTTTCATTGTAGCACTTATTTTATAGTTACAGTGCCGTTGCGGTAAAAAGTTTTTGTATACATTTTACCTGTTGGGTCTGATAGATTATAAGTTGCGTATTCTTTAGCACTTCCAAAGTCTACGCACTTAGTCCATGCGTCTACTGCTTCCATCATGTCTGATACTCGCAGGGTATTTACTAATTCCCCGTCATACATTGTAGTAAGTGAGTAAGTGTATTCCATTTTAGTATTCCTCCTCTGGTAGCCACGCCTGTAAGTGGTGTTGGTCAATAATAGCCCATGCTGGGGCGGTAGTCAAACCCTTATAAGTAACGCCTTCAGGCATTTCAATCTGACGATTATGGTCGTCCTCATAGTAAGCATCAAGCGCATCTATACAAGGCTGTATCATGCTGCTTGGTACTGGTGGATAGTGATTAGCCTTTAGGTGAATACCAATCGCTGTTTCAAGGTCAAACTCTGCTGCTAAGTCTAGTGCTGTAGTAAATCCCATTTTAGTAAGCCTCCTGTGTTGTAAATAGTGTTCCGTTATCCCAAATTACATGTCCGTCATAGTCAAAGATTATCTCATGAGGGTTACATGCTTCGCAAGTCTCAAAGTCAAAGTCCTCGCCATTAGCCCAAAATTGTGAGCCTGTTCCTTCGCACTCATTACAATTACGAATTCGCTCTACTGCGTATTCTAGTTTATCCATTTTTCATTCCTTCTTTCATTTTGATTACTCTGTAATCCTATCAGATTAGACTGACAAACACAAAACGACACGCCGTAAATATGGGAAAAAATTTTTTTGTGAGTAATATCACATCGTCCTTAATTTATCCACAGGCTGTGGAAAACTTCTCGGGGGATTTTAGTTGAAACTTCAAGCAGTTTTCAATCATGCTTAGGATCTGAAAACTAAAACCCGTTTTCTTTTATGTCTTGAATTGCTAATCGCAATAAATAAATTGTTGATGTTACTAAAAGCAATTGAACAATTGTTGTTAGAATTCTAGTTGTTGTCATTGTAGCAAGCCTCCTCAAACTTTTCTGCGCTAAATCTTTCGTTATCTGCTAAAAACATTTCGCTGAATTCAAAAACTAAATCATCAAATTCATGTGAGTCAATTCTATCTAAAAACTTATTTAGAATTTTTGCGGTTTCAACATAGTCTTTTCGTGTCATCATGTTAGTTATCTCCTAACAAAATAAACGCATGAGAGCCACCAGCATTCACTACATCTAATTCATTTAGTAATTCATCATGAGTTAGAAGTGAAGCGTCACCAATCATTTCTGTTACTGCTTGAATGTTCATTGAAACAAAAACACCTTCAGGCAGGCTTTCAATTTTAGATAGTAGGGGAGAGTCAGAATAAACTCTTGAAACAAAATTCACGCCATTAGCGGTGAATGGGAAATCTTTATAAGTTGTGTTAGTCATTAGTTATTACCTTTCATAGTTCCACGAATTGTGCCTCTAACGCCTAGTGCGTCACAGGAAAGTTTTACAGAAATTCCAACGGGTAGTTGTGTTGGATAGTTGCTAATAAATTGAGCAACGGCTCCCTTGCTAGGGAGAGAGATTTTTTTAGTGTCACCACTAAAAGTTTCAAGTTGAATTGTGTAAGTCATTAGTTTTACCTTTCTTAGTTATTTTCTGTTTTTACTGCTACTGTGCGACAAGTAATTTTTCCACCATTACTAGGGCGCACCTCTACAAGATAACTTTCGCAATCTTTATACCATACCGCTTTAGGGTGTGGCTCTGCTGAAATTATTTCACCTGTTAGGGTTTTTGAGCGATAGAGTTTTCCTACAAGTAGGCTTTCAATTGAATAGACATTTGCTGACATAGTGTCACTTCCTTTTCTTTATTAGTTCTATTATACATTGGGGGGCTGACATTTTAGGGCATTTATTTGCTAGGCTCATTGTGATTTGTATCACACTTATTTGCTAGGCTCATTGTCCTAATTTGTCCTTTATTTAGTTTTGATACCTAGTATCCTATCAGATAAACTCTGAAAAGTCAAGGCGACACGCCGTAGGCGTGGTGTGATTTGTATCACTCATGGATACAGTTGGACTCAATTTCATGTCCAAATTCTGAGACAAGTTCCTCATAGATTTCGTCCATATAGTCTAAAAAGTCTGACATAAGTTTTCCTTTCTTTATTTTCTTACTCTGTAAGTTTAACACACTATGCTCAAAAAGTCAAGACGACACGCCGTAACTTAAATGTGTTTTACATCACACGCCCCGAGATTTTCCTCGGGATTTTTAGTGCAGATTTTACTCTGCATCTAAAACTTCAAACGCATCAAACTTTTCTAAATCTTCTTCAGAAAGTTTTGTGAAAATTTTATTTAGATTGAATACTGCTTGCAGATCTGTATCTGCATCAGTAACAAAACTAATCAAAACATTTTTCTTAGTCAAAGTAAATTCCTCCTCTCACATCTTTATGTGCAACACACACATTTCCTTTTTCAATTTCTTTATGACAAACAAAACACAACATTTGGAATTGCTTAGTCATTAGACCAAGTTCAATGTTTATTTGTTCATCTTTGGTTGCTTCTGAGAAATCAACCCAGCCAGCACCATTTTCATTTATTCTAAAAATTTCTATTGACATTTATTTATTACCTTTCTTAGTAACCTAGAATTTCAATTCCGTAGTATTCTACGGCATCAGTTACAGGCATTACGCCTTTATACTCACGGCAGCCACGGCATACTCTATCCCAGCCGTCCATTAGTGATGAGCAGAATACGCAGATGCTATCTGTCACGCAGATGTTATTTTCAATGAGGTATTCAATTACCTCTGTTTTATTTAGTGTAGTCATTTTATGACCTACCTTTCTTTATCTTGATACCTAGTATCCTATCATAGGGGTCTGACAAATTGGGGGGTACAAAACGGACATTTAGGACATTGTGATGTAAGACACATGTGACCTACGCCACAGGCCCCGAGATTTTGTGGTGTAAATCACATGCGACACGCCGTGCTGAAACTTGATTTTGTCAGGGTACTAGTGTAGAATACGGAGTATAAGAAATAAAGAAAGGGGTCAGAAATGACTACACTAGTACTAACAAGAATAAACGAGAATTACCTAACAGATTACTCACCAGTTATGTGCTGCGATACCCAATATCGCTACTACTGTGAGGCACACTTTGAGCCTATGGGCTGCCAATTCTGTGAGTTTGACCCATACGAAAAGTGTGACGAACAACACTAAAACACGGGGGGTTAAATCCCCCAAAATGTCAGTGGCAGGGTATAAGATACAAGGTATAGAAACTAAAAGAAAGGATAACCAAATGTTATCACTAAGTTACACAGTAGAAAAAGAGGGTAACCTCATTACAATTCAAGATAGACTCATGCTAAGTGAGTCACAAATAAATAACCTTATGGACTCTCTAGTGTCCTATGGTTTCAATGTTCTAACTATGGAGGTCAAATAAATGAAAATCACTTACTCACTTTGGCAAGGTAGCCAATTACTAAGCACGGATAACAAGGCAGACAAGCCAGAAGAAATCCTAGCAGTTATGAAAGAATTAGAAAAACTAGGTAAAGGATTTACCTACATAGTTAGGGCGGTAGATACAAAATGATAAACTCAGTACTAACAGTAGATTGCTCAACATGTCACGGACATGGGTTAGTGTTCTTTGGTGATGCTAACGATTACTCAGTAGAACCATGCGAGTGTGTAGCATGATAGAAGAATACGGATTAGCAATAGTTATCTCTCTCATTATGTTGGTAGGCGTGGTGTTTATAGGATGACCTACTCACATGAGCAACAGTTACGCAAAGCGTGGCTAACAAAGTATGGAAGCCCTGCGGGGTATCACAAAGCAACAGACGAAGAAAAGAAAGCGGTACTAAATGAAAGTAACAATAACTAGTATGAACGGCAAGACACATGACATGGACTTGCCTACAAAAGAAAATGTTTTTTATTTTATAGAATTATATAAAAACAATTTGAAGAAGAACCAAAGAGTGAAGATCACATGTGATGTGTTAGCACTTGATGGTTACATCCAAGGTACTCTCCCTATACACTAGGGAGGTACCCCCTCTAGTTGTGTGCTCACTATTTTTTTTATTTTTATTTTCTAAATATGTGTATCATACATATAAACAAAAAATTCAGATTTTTGTCAAATTGAAAAATAAAAAAAATTTCAGATTTTGCGGTATACTAAAACTATGGAACAACCTACATTCAATAAAATGCTAAATCAAGAATCAGAAAATTTGGCCAAGAAGATCTTTTTAGATATATGTTGCGACGGATGCATGTGCCAGTCTGAAGAAGATCATAAATCAGAATAAAAAATGGAGTGGCACCAGGTAATAGAAGACATAT